TTAAATTGCTGCAATAATAAATGCTAAGAGTTCGCTATAACGTACTCCTAGTCTTGTTTGTTCTACTCCGTCATCATCAGTCCAAGTGTCGCTAATAAACATAGCATAATCACCTGCATCTAATCCTTCAGCAGTAAAAGCATCTTGTAAGTCTTGAGCTATGATTCCAAAGTGGGTTCTAGCTTCATCACCTTTTTCTTCAACAGCAGACTTCCATTTGAACTTTCTTAATAGTCCTTTAGCTGCAACAGCTGCTCTAGTTTCTGCATCTGTAAGAGCTTCTATATCTTGTTTTTCGTTTCTGTCTGAAGTTTGTATAGTTCCGTTGGTAGCATAAACGTCATCAAATCTAGCACTTGATGTACCTAAATCTATTACATTATCTCTGTTAGTACCTGAAGCATTAACTGGTCTTACTGTTGCATTATAAAAACCTAAATATGTGTCAGAACTATTACCTGAAGAACCTATAAATAAATATGTCCCACCATAACTATTAATACTTCCAACTGTTGTGCCATCTTTTTTAAATACTGCTATATCTCCATCAGATGTTTTTCTATTTAATCCTAAAACATTATCTCCATCTACTGTGACTATAACTTTACCAGTAGAAAATAAACCAACACCTGCATTTTCAATAGCTGTAGAAGTCTTACCCACAAGCAAGTTGCCTGATGAGTCTATGGTCATTCTACGAGTAGTGTCAGTGTGGAATCTCATAGTATTATCACTATGACCATAACTTATGATGCCTCTATATCTGTCTGCACCACTTGTACCATCACTAAAATGGATAGCACCAATAGCGTTTGTTGGTGTATTAATTGTTAAACCACCATTCCCTGCTGTGTCTGAAATTACTAAATTATTAGCAGAAGCATCTTGCGAAGAAGGACTACTAGTTCCAATTCCAACATTGCCACCATTAGGATTTAATAGTAATTTCTTAGAAGTAAAAGATGTATTTCTTCCTGCTGATTGTATATAAGCAGCATCAACAGAATCATCAGCACCCATATACATAGATGTAAATGCGTTGGTTGCATTTGAGTTTATGGTTAAGCCATGTCCAGTATGAGCATCATAGTCTCCACCAGCTAATATATCTACTTTACCTTGTGTTGGACTAGTCGTACCAATTCCAACCTTGCCTGAAGAATCAATACGCACTTTTTCTGTTCCACTATATGCTGTGCTTCCAGTCTTAAAAGAAATATATCTACTGCCCGGACCACTTGCGTCAAATGTTAAATGTCTATTAGCTGTTGCAACATGTATTGCTTCTGCTTCAATAGTCCCAACATCAATACTGAATCTTTCTACCCCACTAGAATCTCCAAATCCTAATTCATATGCAGGACTACTAACTCCAATTCCAACATTGCCTGATGAGTCTAAGAATAAAGTATTTGTAGGTGTTGCCGCTTCAATTTGGAAAGGGTAGGCTGTTCCTGATACTGTAGTATCTCTAACTGCAAAAGTACCGCCATAAGAAGCCATCAACCAAGTTTGACTAGAAGCATCATCTTCTCTAAGTGTATAACTAGGTGAATTGCCACTAGACCTGATTGCACCCCCAACATCTAACTTGTATGTTGATGAGGGGTTGCTTTGATTTATACCAACAGAGCCTGATGAGTCTATTCTCATTCCCTCAACTAAATTTGTTGAACCATTTGATGTGTAAAATCTTAAATCATAAGTACTACCAACTGAATTTGTAGAAAAAGATTGTATACCTGCTCTGTTACCATCGCCAGCACCTGAACCATCACCTGAATAAATTAAATATCCACCTGTTAATACACCTGCTGTTTTAGAAGTCGTTGAGGTTGTAGACACAAGACCATCATTAGATGATATTGATAAGGCTTCTGTAGGACTATCCGTTCCAATTCCAACATTCTCCGAACTATCAATTGTTATAGCTGTAGAAGTAGCATTATCATCAATACCTGTTGAAGTGAATCCTGTAAGCGTACCAACACTTGTAATATTAGGTTGTGCTGCTGTTGCTAGTGTACCTGTGATAGATGTACTTGCTGATAAGGTAGTAAAAGATCCTGCTGCTGCTGTAGTGCCACCGATAACAGAGCTGTCTATAACTGCTCCGTCTAGGTTCATAGCTACCGAAGTACCAGTAGAGCTAAATAATCCGTCAACAGTATCAAGGTCAGCGTTTAGCTTTGTTCCCCAAGTATCTGTAGATGCTCCTACTTCTGGTTTAGTTAAGTTAAGATTGGTTGTAAATGTATCTGCCATAAAATTTTATCCTTTAAGCTGCGTCTTGTTCGCCTAATGTTGTCCATAAAGTATCTGGATTAGATTGATCTGTCCAGGTTTCGCCTGCTACTATTTGATCGGTCCAAGTATCATCAGGAACAATTATATCTTCCCATTTTAGACCACCAATAGCATTAAATCCACTTGTTTGTGTAATTGTGGTAGCACCTCTATAGACAATACCACCGATTGCATCTAACCCACTCGTTTGTGCAAATAAAGCCTCTCCGACTACAGTAAACCTGCCAGTAGCAGTCATGCCTGATACTGCTGGTCCAAAGACTACACCACGATCTATTTGTGTGCCTGTAGCTATTACATTGGATGTGGCTGCTATCGTTGCAGACCCTAAATCTATTTGTGTACCTACTGCGGATGCTCCAGATGTAGCAGTTATAGTAGCCACACCATCAAGGATAATACCACCTGTTGCGTTAAAGTCTGAAGTTGAAGCTATTACAGAAGCGCCTGTAATTACGAATCTACCTGTTGCGGTAGTGTTAGAGGTTGCGGCTATAGTTGATGCGCCAACAATAACAAATCTACCATCCGCTGTTGCAGATGAGGTTTGTGCTATTGTGGATGCGCCAAAATGATATACAGGAGTTCCGTAATCGGACTTTCCGTATGTATATTCACCATAGCCTACTGAGGCCATGTTGTTAAGCTAATGTTATATCTAAATCGCCAGCATCAAATCTAAATACATCGCCTGAACTTACAGTCTTAGATGTTGTTAAATCTGCATAAGCCATTAGATTGCCGCTTGATGAAGCGTCTAAAATACCAACTGCAACTACAGTTCCATAGTCAGCTGTAGCTGTTGGATATTCTATTGCAGCTGAATTAGTAGCTGTTGTTGGGTTTGTACCAGAAACAGTAAATGCTCCTGATTGTCTTGCATATGCACCACCTGATACTTCAGTACCACCACCTGTGTCTGTTGGTGCTACAGTATATAAAGCAACATATAATGTTCCAGGTGCAGTATAAGCATTACCACCAAATACATGGTCTAATACTTTATCTTCTAAGTAATCACTAAATCCAGCCATATTGTCTCCTAATTATTATTCCAATAATAAATGTTTTTACCAGACTTGCCATAAGTTCTTCTTCTTTGCATTAGAGATCCTTTGCCAAACTCTGCTTTCTCTTGTTCCATTCTCATCTCTTCTAATGCTTTTTCAAATTGTGCTGTAAATAACGGCACTCTTTCATCTTCCATTAGATAGATAGAAGCGTGTTTTAAAGCACCATACAAGTAAGCATCTGGATATCCTGTGGATATAAAGTTCGTTGTATTAGAACTGCTTAGTGCATCTATAGTGCCATAGTATGTTAATTGTAGCGTATAACTTGAGTCAGGGGTAGGTGCTAACTCTAATGAGTTATCTACAATCGCATAGTAAATAGGTTGACCAGTAACATTATTATTAGCCTTTCTGTATACGTCTAATGACTCTAAAGACTGTTGGAATAATGGTCTAAAGTCGTTTGATGTTATCTCTACATTAATTGCTTCTAACCAATCAGTAGGTAGGCTCATGTACTGCCCATCTGCTGTAGCAGTTGCACGCTTTACCATGTCTTTGTTTCTTAATCTTCTATTAAACTCTGATTCAGTTGCATCAATAAAAAAGTCTAACTGGTCTGTCAAATCAGATCTGTTTAAGAAGTTTGCGATATTAGTTTTTAATTCATCGTATGTCATACTTTACCTTTCCATGTTCTAAATGGTTTGTTATCTGAATGGTTTAACCATTTCTTCCATTGAGCAGAATCTTGCGCCCATCCTTCTCGGACTGCTCTTTGGTATACCACCATTGGTATTTCTGCTACATGACGTAAATCTTTACCAGGTGTATATTCAGATAGATTTTTTACATAGTCTAATGTTGGCTGTATATCCTGTTTTGTGTGATACACAACTTTATCATCTTCTGTTGCGAATACAGACTTAAAGCCTTTCTTGTGATCTATTAATGTAGTCTTTGCCATAGACAGATTTTAGCACAAAAAAAAGGGAAGCCGAAACTTCCCTTTAAGCTAATTAATAAACTTATGAAGTTGATAAATCAGCAACGACTCCGTGAGCAGCTTCGTTAGATACTTCTAATCCATACTCAACAACAATCATTTTTGTTTCAGCATCGCCTATTGTAGCAATATCAACAGTTTTAAAGTCTCTTAGGTAAGATACTTTAGCAAACTCTGGATCTACTAATAGTAATGATCTTTCTCTTGATCTGTTTGATGGAACGATTTTTAGTTCACCAAAGTCAGATGAG